AGAACTATGAAAAGATATGGGATAATGCTTTTAAGAGCAACCAGAACAAGGCAGTTGAGTTGTATAAGAAGATGAAGAAAGCAATCCTTGACGCATGGAAAGGTGGAGATTTTACTTCTCTCGGTTCGGCACTGGCTAACTGGATTAACAAGGGAATGAGAAACATTCCATGGACAAAGATTAAAAAGACTACGAAGAAGATTGCTAAATCTCTTGCTACGTTCTTGAATGGATTTATCAAGAAACTTGATTGGACAAAACTTGGAGAAAACTTCTCCGAGGGATTGAATACATGGTTTGAAACATCATACACCTTTTTCAAGACGTTTGATTGGCTCAAATTCGGTCAAAGTATTAAAGAGGGTATAACGGCTGCCATAAATACTTTTGACGGTGATTTAGCAGGAAAATCGCTTGGAGCGAAGTTGCGTGGTATGATTCAGTTTGCGTTTGGCGTTATGGTGGATTTTCCATACAAAAACCTTGGAAAGAAAATCGGAGATTACATCAATGGATTTCTCGAAGAGATGGGAGAAGTACGCAAAAATACTGGTTTAACTGGATGGCAGGAGTTAGGAAAGACAATCAGTGATGGAATTACTGGAATACTTGATACGATTGATACCGCACTTTCTACTGTAAATTGGTCGGAAGTTGGAAAAGCGATTGGAGATTTTCTTTCTGAAATAGAATGGGGAAAAACACTTTTGAAAGTAGGGAAAATAATAGTCAAGGGATTA